CTGTTATGCGGTGAAAGACAAGTTCTCCCGCGTCCCATCGGAGCTGGCGTATGAAGTCAGCGGGGTGACACCAGCAGAAGCGGAGCAACGGATGAGGGAGAAGATCGACAAAATATGCCAAGAATTATCCGTCGAGGACTACTCAAAGCTGGAGGATGCGTTGACCACTCCTACTGATGACGGCGATGATTTAGAGGTAAAGCCAGCAGAGCCGGAGAAACCCAAGCCTAAGCGGCAAAAGAAATGAGTTCGATCATTTACAATGCAGTGAGGGAAATTTTCCGGCCTACTCCAAAGTTGGAAGTTGAGGACTGGCTGAAGACGCATGTTCGCTTTGAGCGCGGCCCAATCCTTGGCGCGTTCGACACGAAGAACTCTCCATGGATCAAGGAACCGTTGACGCAGCTAAAGAATCACGAGACCCGTGAGATTATCTGCGCGTGTTCAGTGCAAAGTGCCAAAACCGCCCTGGCCGAGGGAGCTATGCTCTACCTGATCGCGGAGGAGGGCGGGGACATGTGTCTTTACCTGCAAACCGATGAGCACGCGGACGAGTTCTTGGACACCCGATTCAAGCACAGGATTCTCGACTGCAAGCCTGTCACTAAGATGCTGGCACGTGGAGACAAGTCAATTCAAAAGAGGACGGTCGCATTCGCCCACATGACGCAATACGTGATGGGTGCGAGCAACATCCACAACCTGCAATCGAAGGCAGCGAAGTATGTGGTGGGCGACGAAGCGGCATATTGGCCTCACGGCCACATCGACGAGTCGCGCAAACGGACGACATCATTTGATGCGCGGAACAGCAAGCGGATCTACGTGAGCACGCCAATGAACAATTCTGGCGAGTTCTACGAATCCTTTATCGCTGGCTCATGCAGCGAGTGGAATGTGCGATGCCCGGAGTGTGACGAGCACTGGCCGATGGTGCTATCTCAACTGCGGTGGGACGGCGAAGGGGCAAAGCTGGCAGACGGTAAGTACGATTTAGCGCGCATCCGCAATACCGTTCGGTATGAATGCCCTGCCTGTCACGCCATGCTCAGGGACGACCCTAGGGTGAGAAGGTCGCTTGCAAACAGCGGATTCTACCTCAATCAAAATTCAGCACCAGATCCGCGCGTCAAGAGTTACCACTGGAACGCTTTAACCGTGCCATGGGTATCATGGGACACGATAGCGAGCGAGTTTCTCAAGGCTGAACACGCGCGGAAGCTAGGTGATTATTCGCCGTTGGCTGAGTTTGTACGCAAGCGGCTGGGTGAGTTCTGGGATATGCGGGAGTTCCAGTCGGAGGAGGTCAATTTGTCGGGCGGTTTTGCGATGGAAGAGCCGTGGGACCAAGAGTTCCGCCGATACATGACCGTAGACGTTCAGCGCGATTATTTCCGCGTCATCGTCCGGTTGTGGGCACAAAATGGCGAATCGCGTCTGTTTTACGCCGGTGAGCTGCATACTTGGTCGCAACTGGCCGACTTACAGAAGCGATTAGAGATTACAGACAGGCGCGTGTTCGTCGATTGCGGGTTTGAGCGGTATCAAGGGGAGGTATACAGGCAATGCGCAGCGAATAACTGGATCGCATTGAAGGGCGACAAGGCCCAATTCTTCACTTGGACATTACTAGACAAGCGGACAGGCCGGAGCCGGTCGGTCAAACGTCCTTATTCGCAGATCCAGCACGTCGATTCGGGCGTAGGGCTTGCACGATCCAAGGTGCGCAACGCTCGACAGGCTGACTTGTGCGACCGTATTGTCTGGAGCAGCGACTACATCAAGCTGGTGTTGCATCGTCTGCGCGCAGGCCAGGGGGCATCGTGGCAGATCGCGCACAATGCGCCGAAGTGGTACTTTAAAGAGATTCAGAACGAGGTCTTTGTCACGGAGAAGGACAAACGGACTGGCAAGAACAAGACTTTCTTTAAAAAGCTGGGCGAGAACCACTCGTTCGATGCCGAAGCCATGCAGGTTCTGGCCGCTTGCATCGAAAAGATCATCGGACAGGCCGAAATCATCACAAACGACGTGGAGGCTGTCAACGCTTGACAGACAGAGTGACTTTATGGGTGGCCCTTCAATTTTACGCTATGCGTCGCTGCAATTTTGCGAGACGCTTTATGATCAGTGTCTTTCGGCGCTGACCGAAGGCCAAGGTACCATCGTGATTAGCACATCCGGCGGCGGTGAGTCCGAAACCCGCGCATCTGGATCAGACGGCGGTATACCGGTCATGACTTTGATGCGGGCTGTGATGCGGAGGATGCACCAGCTCGACCCCGTAAAATATCCGGGCATTTCCAACCGCCTCAAACCTGACTTTTCAACCTTTCCGCTATGAGTTTTATCGAACAGACCATCAGGTTTTTCAGTCCGGCAACCGCCTTGCAACGCCAGCGCGCAAAGGCGCAGCTAGAGGCGGGCGACAAGGTGGGATATTGGCGCGTCGGGGCTCAGTCATCGACGAATCGCCGGGCGAGCGGTCAAGCGTTGGATCAGCCTGATTCCAGCCGCAACCACACCGACCGGGTGACGCTAATTAGGGAGGCTCGATGGCTGGAAGAAAACAGCAGCGTGGTCAAAAGCATTCTGCGCAAGTACCGCACCTTTTCCGTGGGCCGCTTGCAGTACGTGCCGCGCACAAGCTCCGAGGAAGCCAACAGAGCAATCACGGCTTACGTGGAAAGGTGGATGTCGAGCTGCGACCTGACCCGGCGCCACCATTTTCGCGTGCTGGCCGGGCTGGGCGTCACGTCGATGAAGCGGGACGGGGACATCGGCTACATCGTAAGCGAGGTGCCAATGACGCAGCTCGACGAGATGCTCAAGATCAGTCCGATCCGACTGCAAGCCATCGAGGCTGACCGCATCGGCTCGATTCCTAATCGCAACGGGACGGATGCGAAGCCGTTTAAGCCGCTTAAGAGAGGCGAGCAAGACTTTTCCGGCGTTGTCATCGACTCGACGGGCAGGCCGATCCGATACCGGATCTACAATCGCAGCCTGACCGGTGAGTCCATGATGCCTGCGCTTGAGGTGCCTGCGCAGGAGTTCCTGCACCTGTTCGACCCGACCCGGTTAGACTCTTATCGCGGGTTCTCGGCGTTCGACGCAGCCATCACCGACATCAAAGACCTTCAAGAGATCCTCGCGTGCGAGAAAATCTCAGTGAAGTATTTGTCCTCGATCAGCGGCGTCATCAACAACGCAGACGGCAGCGCAGATCAAGACGTTTCGCTGGACACGACGCACAGCGACTACATGTCGGATGCCGACCGGATGAAGAAGGTCGAGCCGGGCGCCATTCAGTACCTCGCAGAAGGCGAATCGTTCAACCCCGTTGATTTTAACCGCCCGTCGCCGACCTTTAACGGGTTTCTTGACACGCTTGTCCGCTCGACCGGGCTGGCCGTTGGGCTGCCTTACGGTTTCATTTATTCCTGGGCGGGACAAGGCACAGCGGTGCGGATGGAAGCGGCGCAGGCTGCTCGTGAGTTTGAAATGACCCAGCTAACACTGGAGGAGAAGCTGCTTTACCCGATCGTAATCCGCGTCATCGCTCGCGGCATCCAACTCGGTCACCTGCCAGCCGTACCAGACTTTGATGCGGGGGAGTGGCGCTTTCCGGCCAAAGTCACCGCCGACATCGGGCGTGAGTCAAAGGCGCTCATCGACGAGACCATGGCCGGAATTATCAGCAAGACACAGATCGCGGCGGATCGCGGTGAGGATCGCAACATCATTCGCAGCCTGCTCCGCGCGGAGGCTATGGAGCTGGTCGAGGATGCGAAGATGGTGCAAGACGCATCGGGCGGCGTGCTGGATCTGCCGACAGCGATTTACATGCTAGAGCGGCGGGCGCCAAACGCGCCGGCTATCCCGGCGCCAGCGGCTGCGCCTGCGGAGGACGTGCCAGAAGTCGAGGATGAAGAGTCGCCAGAGGACGAGGCCGAAGACATCGCCGAGGACGAAGCCGAGGCTGGTAGCACTGATTGACATCGGGGCGGCGTGTATGCCAGTCACCGAAGAGATTCAGACATTCGCAGCGTTCCAAGGCAAGGTATCAGGAAACACCATCATGGGCGTTTCCTTGATTCAAGAAGGCCCGGCGCTCGGTCATGGAGTGTTCGTGGACAAGCGTTCGCTCAACAAGTTCAAGGCGCTTGCAATCGAGAAAGGACGGGTCAAAGCAAAGCTGAATCACTTCTCTAGTGTTGAGGACACGGTGGGTTACTACGAGAATTTCCGGGTCAGCAAAGGCAAGCTGCTTGCCGATCTGACCTTATTCGATGCGCACAGCGGAAAGGAGATGCTGCTGGAGATGATCAATGAAATCCCGTCCGCTTTTGGCGTCTCCTTGATGTTTGCAGCGGATGCGCCAGAATTGGACAAGGAAAGCGGCAACTACATGACCCGCCCACGCGGCTTATACTCGGCTGACTTTGTAGACACACCCGCAGCCAATGCTGACGGCGTGTTCTCGGCTGATCAGATTGACAGTGACGAAGATGTTATGCCAATTGACCCACCG